GCGCTGCCACGAAGTGCGCTCTAGCTTCGTCCGATCCTGCTCCGCAAGCATAATGGATTAAGAAGCGGTACTCGATCTGGCCATAGTCGTATTTTCTCCAACACTTATGGCCACTGTCCGGAACAAAGATTCCGCGTAAAAGAGGGGAAAGTTCCTCGTCTCTGGACGGTATGTTTTGCAAGTTAGGGGTAGAGCTTGACCACCTTCCCGAACGTGTTCCACCTTCACTGCCTCGAAGAGGGTGGTACTGACCAAACACTTTTCCGTTTACATGAGAATCGAGTATGTAGGATTCAATGAAGGTTGAGCGCAGTTTGTCTGACTGCCTAAGCTTAACAACCATTTTCCCTAACGGGTGCTCTACTTTATCCAAAAAGGCCGCTTCAAACGAAGGAGCGCCTTTATCTGTTTTTGGGTATTTAAGGCCAAAAGCGTCAAACGCCTTCGCAAGACTCTTTGATGCGTTTACGTTAACCTCAAAGCCGCACAAGGAGTTTATTTCTTGCGATACCTTCTGAGATCGGAGCAGCAATTTTGTTCTTACTTCTTGTGCTTTGTTAAGGTCTACTGATACCCCTGCAAAACGCATGGCTATAATCAACGGTATTAGTGAACATTCCATGTCGAAAATATGGTACAACCCTTCCTGAACAAGAAGCTGGGTCTGTCGCGGTAAAATATCGAGAGGGTTAGTCGCGTCTATCTCCGCGTAAGGCCCCACCAACCTGGGAGGAGTTTTGTGAAGGTGCCTTCGCTGTTTCCCCTCGCGTCCGGCTTTCCCATATGCTGCGTCGATCCAGTCGTAAACAGCCCTGGACTCTTTACCTTTGCCTAAGTATTTTTGCGATAAATACTCAAGACTGGTCTTTCCGTTTTCCGATAACAGAGCTTCGGCGAACTGGACATCAAGCAGGGGGCCGCTTACGCTAACTCCCTCTTGTTTTAACCATCCCACGTCGTACATTAAGTTAGCACCGACTTTGCTCTGGCTCTTATCGCCAAAAGCGTCTCTAGCCCAGGATAGTACATGCGTAGGATCTAGATTTTCTTCGGGGCAAACCTCGTGCCGCATAGGGAAATACCACTTATGCACGGGGTCTACGGCTACTGATATTCCAATCAAGTGCCCTTTACCTCGCGCCCATCCAGGGCCTTTATCCCCTGAATCCCCAGGTGTAAACTCTGGATCCCACGTTTCCACGTCGATCGCCATAACCCGCGCAGCGCGAAGGTTAGGGAACTCGCTCGGGGCTTGCCAGCCCGTTTCCGGAATTGGAGGTAACGGGGTTTTTCGCTTCAGATCCCGCGCATCGACTTCAGGAACGGTGTCAAACAGGCTGTTCACGCGATGGTCCCGAAGCGCATCCGGCCCTGGATTCCATCCCCGACCCAGCCGCCGAACCGGCCTTCCAGGCGCAGGCCGGCGGCGTGCCGCTCGATGAGCTTCACCGAGGGGTAGAACCAGAACATGCCTCCGACCAGCCCAGGAACCTCCATCTTGGCCCCCACGCCGCCCCTGTCGCTGGCCACTGCGCCGTCCAGCAGATAGAACGTCATCGCGTTCTCTCCAGGCTGGGTGAAGGGCTGAATGGCCTTGATGGCTTCCCACAGACCTGCAGGTATCGGCCCGACCTCTTGGGGTACCACCAAGGTCGAAGTCTTGGCCCAGGCGGTGTGGATCAGAGGGTAGGACAGGAACCGTCCTCCGGAGTAGACGGCCACGAACCTGTCGGCGCTCTTGGCCAGATACTCAGGTTCCTCCTTGAGGTCCACCATTGCCTCCGCCGCGTCGGCAGGGATTGCCAGTTCCACCCCGGCCACCAAGGGGACATCCACCCAAGCTAATGTGTGGCCACAGGTTGCGATTGCTTTTCCATCCCGCAGGAGGATGCTGTCCATCCACGGATAGTCTTTGTCCTTTGACGTAAACGGCAGAAGCTTCTTCAAGCTGTCCAGCAAACCAACTCCTTGTATCACAGGTTGACCGCTGAAGTCGGGCATTGGAAATTCGTCGGTGGTGCAAGGGATTGTCACCGAGAACTTGCCGCCTTTGAAGAACAGATCCCCGTTAGGTTGTTGTGTTGCGGCAAACTCGTCCCCGAATTTCTCAACAGCCTTTTCCAACAACAGGCCGTTTGGGGAGCACGTCAACGGCAACGAAACAGGCGCTGCCATCGCAAGCATCCCGTTGTATGCAATGGCGTAGCTTTGGGTGATTCGTATGTGCGACAGCACTGGCATAATTTTGTTCTGCTTTTCTATCGCAGGAGACAGAAAGCGCATTGCGTCAGTCAGTTTCATGTTGCCCTCAGAAAGGAAGATCGTCCCACTTGCCACAACCAATACTAATTACTTCTGGCGGTATTGGCTGCATGTTGTTGTAAAGACAACGGTAAGAAGCGCCTTTGCCGCCGCAGTTGTCGCAACATCTCCAAATGTGTTCTTTTATCAACTTCTGCTGCAAAGCGTACTGAAGATGGCCTTCGGTTACGCGAGCGTCAGTTAGGGTTACCGAACTCATGCGACAAGACTTTCGGATGGTCCAGGTTTACGTGGACGGTGATTGACGTGGGTTTGGCGACGTAAGGCGTAGCGAGCAAGGCTTCCTCAACGGATGTCGGGAACGGCGCTGAGGTTCGCTTCTCCCACCAACGTCTTGCGTTGACTTTTGCAAAGCCTTCGTGCTGGACGCACACGTACTCAAGGAACTCGCGCATACCTCCGCAACAACTGTAGTGAACCTTCAACGAAGGCGGTTTGTCTCGTTTGCGGTGCAGGCTATATGTGACCGAGTTTACCTTGAACGTCTCGATGATTGGCATTTCCGGAATACCGGCAATCAAAGCCTTTTCGCTGGCTATTTGTCGAAGATCGTTTTCAGGCGGTGGAAATTCCATTCCGCACTCAGAACAGATCGAAGCGCGGGTATGGTTGTACGCTGCGCAGCTTGGACAAATCTTGACAGGAACTTTGCCCTTTTCGTCGTCGTTCTTCTTGCGCTTCATCGAAGGCAAAACAGGATCGTTGATAGGGCCGAGCCGTGCGGTGTTTCGTGCGAAGTCCAAAACCAAACAGTCGCGCTTGCCGTCTTCTGGTCTGGTACCGCGTCCCAGCATTTGCACCCACAACGAAGTTGACCGAGTTGGCCGTAAACACCCAATCAGGTCAATTCCTGGGAAGTCAAAACCTGTCGTAAGGACATTGTTGTTGATGATCGCACGATACTCGCCAGCTCGCGCAGCATCAAGCTCCGCTGCTCGGTCGGTTGTTTCTCCGGTAATCACTACACACGGAAGGTTATACTGCCTAAGCTCGTCGGCAATATGGTTCGCGTGCTTCACCCCAGAAGAGAAAATCAACCAGTGCTTGCGCGAAGCTCCTAACCGCACAAGCTCGCGAACGGCTGACGCGGTGATGTCTGGCCGGTCTACAGCTTCTTGAAGCTCCTTCTCAACATACTCACCGCCACGAAGCGAAACGCCTTCTGCGGAAAGTTCCGTCTCTGTTTGACGAGGAACAAGCCTAGCAAGAAAGCCTTCCGCTAAAAGCCTGTTGAACTCTTCTTTTCCCGTCAAATCGTAACAGCGATCGGTAAACACACCACCCAGTGTAAGATCGCCCATTCCATGCCGGTACGGAGTAGCGGTAAGACCCACAACCTTCATGTGCGGATTGTAGCGCAACCCTGCTTCTAAGAACTTTCGATAGTCTGTTTTGTCGCTGTTTGATACAAGGTGGCACTCGTCAATCAAGACAAGATCTGTCGGGAAGAACGCTTCTGGTTTTTTAGCAACGCTGCCAATTCCAGCGAACGTAATTGGACGGCCTGCTTCTTTACGTTTTAGGCCAGCCGAGTATACACCAATAGGAGCCGTAGGCCAGATGCTAAGAAGCTTCTCCGCGTTCTGCCCAATAAGTTCTTTTCGATGCGTAAGCATCAAGATGCGAGTGCCAGGATAGTGCTGGCAAGCTTCCATCGCAAACGTGCCAATTACGACCGATTTACCTGTCCCTGTTGGCAAAGCTACAATTGGGTTTCCAGTCTTCCCGCTGTGGAAATAGTGGAAGATTGAATCCACAGCTTCGCGTTGATACCAGCGAAGCGCGTACTTCACAGGAAGGCTCGCGAAAGCAGGTAATTGTCACAGGCCGCAAACTGCTCTGTCGCAGACAGTTCTTTGCCTGTGTGGCCACAGATCCATTTTCCTTCGTCTGCAATTGTGACGCTATCGCAAGACCTACAAGTCTTCATAACCTTTACACCGGAATGGCAAAGGTTGTATGCGTCACAATACTTGCAGTCAAAAGCCAAGCTCGAAGCGCCTTGCATCGGTGCTGGGATCTTTGTGGTTGTGATAAGCTTGGTAGCACGGTTCTGTCCGATCTGGAAATTGGTTGCGTCAGGCAACAGGATTTCCAAGTGGATTTCGTCGTCGTCCTTGCACACACACCCATACAGCGCATAGGACAGCTTATAGTGTGTCATATACTGCTGGCACTGCGTATAGTGCTCAGGTTTGACAGCTTGTACGCCTTGCTTTGCGATCTTGACAAACGTGTTTTTGTTGCTGGTTTTGAACTCCAACAGACCCCAGGCGTCGGGCATATCCGGACAGCCGAAAACAAGGCCGTCCAACGAACCGCCGTAGTGTCCGCCAACGCCGGAAATCTTTAGCTGCTTCCCTTCGTGCAGGTGCTGGGTGTGCATTCCTGCTTGCCGCAGAAGCGCAATCCAGCGAGCTTCTTCAAGGTGCCCACGGTTGAACAGGCGGATCATCCTCGCAGCAGGCTTCTTCCAAAAAGCCCATCGCCAGGATAGCCACAAGTACCTGTCGCAAGAACGACCGATCAACGACGCGCCGAGATGCTTTCGCGGATGCAGTTCTTCTTCCGGCGCAAAAGCGTCACCAACATCCTTCATAGCTTCTTGCAGATGGCGACGAAACGAAGCGCCTCCGTCAAGTTCAAGGGCGCGGTCAATCGCTTGCTTTGTTTTTATTGCTAATTGCATAGATGCCAACAGAAGGGGTCGAACCTCCGACCGACTGATTACAAATCAGTTGCTCTACCGACTGAGCTATGTTGGCGAATACCTGTTTTCAAACAGACCGGCAACTGTTTTTCACGTAGAAGCTTGCCCGTTCGGAAAGGCGATAACGTCCATACAGAATCCACCATCCTGCGGTACGTCAGTCATTTTCCGAACGGGCACCTTGGCCCAAGAATACCGCTTGACGCACTTCCGAACAACGTCAAGCGGTTTAGTCCAAGGCTCTCGGATCTCAAATCTAAGCGTTATCCACCAGATGAGTCCAAGAGCGCAAAGACAGCTCAGGTCCGGTTCGATCAGCGCGGCACTCCACCGGCCCAAGGACCAGGACCACCCATCGGGGGAGCCTGGAAAGCAGGCGTTCCGGCAGGTGGCGCAGGAGGCGCGAAGCCGCCCATCTGAGGCATCTGCATCCCAACCGGCGCGACCGGAGCCGTCTGCTGGCCCGGCATCTGGAAGCCCTGGGGCATCTGCACCGGAGCCTGCTGTGTGGCCACAGGGGGAGCCATCGGGGCAACCGGCGCGATGAAGCCCGCCATCGGCTGCTGCACGGGAGCGCCCATCTGCGGAAGGTTCATCGCGCCCAGGCCGGGCAGCGTCGGAGCAGTGGGAGCGTTCCCCCCACCGACACCAGCAGCAGGAGGCGTCGGCTGCTGCGGGTCAGCGCCCGCAGCGCGACCCTGGCCGACGAACGGCGAGAACTTCTTGATGTCGGGGTAGGTTTTGCCGTCCTTGAATCGGAGATCGGTCATTGCCGTAAACGGCCTGTTAAGCAACATTGCCGTGTTGAACTCTCCACGAATCCCCAGAGCGTCAGTGATGGAACGCATTCTTCGCCTCGAAATTGCTCCCCAGCCGCCGCCGTTCTTGGTATTGTCGTCAGGCTTCCAGAGGGCGAGCTGAATCGAGATTTCTCCCCCTTTGGCGCTTCCTTCGATCACTTCGGCGTTTAGCACGAAAGTCGAATCTGTGGTCAAGTTTCCGTTTTGGTCTAACTTCGCAAGCTCGGACGACTTGAAAATCATGTTCCACTCCCCTTTCGGGGTCAGTGTAAACGAACTCAACGGTTCGTATGAATCCGCGTTGAAGTTGAAATCATGGTTGGCCACTTGTGTTCTCCTCGTGGTAGTGGTTAAGGTTAAGGCTTGTCTCTGTTGAACACGTCGATGCCTGTAGAAGAATATACAGCATTGGCGAGCGCATTCCAACTGTTATTTGGAGGTGTAGGAAGTTTTATCTCTTCCACCATCCCGAAACGGTTTCCTGCAACGTAAGCCGGTGTACGTGAAACGCCGATGAGACGCCCACGGTTTTGCGAAACACCGCGTGACACACGACCAGACTCGGAAACTACGATCGGTTCGTAGATGAAACCAACAATGTCGGCCCACTGCGTAATGATCTCACGTTTGCCGTAGGTCTTGGCGTTTTTCGGAGAGTGCAACAGGATGTCCCAACTGTCAAACTCGCCAGCAGTAGGGTCAAGCAGCCGCGAACTGAAAGCGTGACAAGTGAAGACGATGTTGATTCCGAACTGCACCGCTAGTACGTCCAGGAAGCCCAGGATTTGCGAGAACTCGGCGTTAGCAAGCAAGTACGCTTTTCCATATCCGCCGTGTGCCGACTCCATTGTGACTGTCTTGCGACCGTTGCTTTGCACAACCGAAGGATCACTGGCCAGCACAGCTTCGTGAATGTAGCGTTCCAGCGCCGTAGCAGAGTCAAAGACGATGCTTCTAAACGGAAACTGTCCAGCCGTCAAGGCGGTGTAAACTTCCGTCAAGAACTCTTTGACTTGTGCAAGCGACTGAAGCATTGGCGTTTTGTGAACAGAAACACCAGCAAAGCCGACTTCCAAAGGAACAAGAAGAGCGTTTGGAGCACCGGCCCCCAACGTCGTCTTGCCCATCTTCTCTTGAGCGTACACGACCACACGAAGCCCGGAAGTCGAAGCTCCGCTGGTCACGCCAGCGAGAATACTCACTTTGCTTCCGCCACCTTAAGCTGAGGAGCGCCCTGCTTTTCGGTGATGACGTTGGCCAACAAGTTCTTGGTGTTCTGGTCAAGCGTCTTGAACACCTTGGTGCCAACCTCGTAGGTGGTGCGGAAAAGACCTGTGGGAGCAACGCCCATGTGCGTCTTCAGAGCTTCGAGCGCCGCAGGCACCAGCGCATCGTCCACCGAACGATTGACCACGCCGGTAACGGTCAGCTTGCGACCGTCAGGCAGGGAACACTTGTTGGAGCCTTCGCGCAGGCCGTCGGGGAAGCAGGTCTTAACGATCCGCGCACGCAGTTCGTCTTCCACTTCCTTCAGCGCCTTCATCTGGGCCAGCACACCGTCGCGAGCGGCCAGCCACGCGGCGACCTCGTTGGGATCGGCAGCAGAGACTTGGCCCTCGCCCTCGTCGCCGTCGTCGTCCGCCTGGACACCCAACGGCGAAGCCGGAACCTGGGCCGCAACGGGCGGTTGGAAAGGCAAAACATTGGTCGGCGCGGCCACCACAGGGGTTGCCCTCACCACAGGCGGCGGAACCGGCGTTGCCGGGACAACCACAGGGATGACCGGCGCAGCGACAGGCACCGGGATCGCCGGAATCGGCGCGGCCACCACGGGCGCGGCCACCACAGGAGCAGGGCTGACGGAAGGCGGCGTGAAGGTCGGCATGGTCGGAGCCGCGAACGGCGTTGCGAACTGCGCACCGAAGCTCTGCGGCGGGGGAGGTGCAACGTAGTTGGGATCCTTCACCACCAAGCAAGTTGCGCCACCGTTCCACAGCTTCGCAAACTCGTCGCACGGCTGGCCAGCAGCGTTGATGGTCAACTCCAACCAGCACTGGTCAAGAGGATTCCAGAACTGCACGACTTCTTTGGAAGGATCGGTGATGTTCTGCGGTTCCGTGAGCATCCATCCCGCAGGAATTGGCGCAGTGCGCTTGGTGTTCTCGTAGTTCGCAAAAGCGTCGGACATCTTTGTACCTCACGTTAGAGTTAAGAGCAGCAGCCCTCTTGCTGCGTTCTTTACAAAGTATAAAGCAACCACTTCCCAAAAGCAACTAGATACTTTATACTTTACACCATGGTCGAACAGATACCTCTAGAACTGCGTCAAGCGCCTCAGTGGGTCGTCGCCCGCGAGGATGCGGTACCCCTAAATGTAGTTACCGGGCGGGCCGTTGACCCCACAAACCCCTTAGCCTGGGGCACCTTCGATCAAGCTGTGGCCACAGGTTTGCCGCATTTGGGCTTCTGCTTGTCCCACGGCGACCCGTACACGGTCATCGACCTGGACGACAAGCTGAACAAACCGGCCACCGACGAGCAGCGAGTGTTCTTTGCGCAACTGATCGAAGCTTTCGGTAGTTACACCGAAATCTCAAGGTCCGGTCGCGGTTACCATATCATCGTTCGCGGGCGCATCCCTGCTGGTCGCAGATGCGACAAGAAGCGCATCGAAGTTTACACTGCGGATCGCTACTTCATCTTGACAGGAAACGTTCTGCCTGGAAAAACAACGATTGTTGACGGACAGAAAGGGATAGACTGGCTTCTAGCCAATGTCCTTGACTCAACGATCCCAGGCCAAAGCTCGCTCGAACTAGACACCTGCAAAGAGCAGCCTGACTCAGATCAGGAAATGCTAAACAAAATGTGCAGTGCCAGCAATTCCGAAAAGGTTATTGGACTCTGGCAAGGCAACTGGCAACAGTACGGGTATCCGTCTCAGTCAGAAGCCGACATGGCGCTCATGGACATCCTGTGTCACTACTCGCCCAATGACGAACAGTGCCGCAGGATGTTTCGTTTTTCGGCACTTGGTCAGCGCGACAAAGCCAAACGCGATGCGTACTTGAACTATATGCTGCGAAAGAAGCGCGTCGAGCAGTTGCCAGTTGACTACACAATGCTGCTGCCAATTCCTGCGCCAAAAGAGCATACCTCGCAACCTGCTGTTACCG